GGAAGTGCTAATATTTTATATTTATCTTACAGTGATACTATGGCAAAGTATCATATCTCTGAAATAAACAAAGAGGTTAATCGTAACCCTATACTAAAAGACATGCTGACTAATAGAGCTCCAAAAGCTGATTTCACTTTCAGATATGACACTGGTAATGGGGGTAGTGCAGAAATACTACATGGGGGATTGTTTTCTTTCAAAAGAGGTATGCACGTTAATGGGGCATTGATTGCAGATGACATACTAAAAGACCCAGAGAGCCCACTCGCATTAGGGCAAATGAATAAGATTGAAGATCATTTTTTAACAGAATCTCTTTTCATACCTAATCAAGGTGTACCTGTAGTAATAGTAGGTACCCCTATGATGCCCGGTGATTTATTAACAGTGCTAGAAAAAGATGATAGATTCGTAACAAGAAAAATGCCAGCACTTGATCCAGAACCGGGTAGAAGAGTACTCATGCCAGAATTGTATAGTGAAAAATGGTTATTAGAACAGCAAAAAGCAAAACCTAAATCATTTGCATCAGAGTTTTTACTACAACCTCATTTTAATACAGAGGCGTATTTTGATTCTGAAGATATTGAAAAGTGTGAGGAGATTAATTTAAAATCTTTATCATCTATGGTAAAACATAGTATTGAAGATGATGTAGATGTATTCGCAGGATTTGACGTAGGTAAGAAAAGACACCCATCACACTTAGTTGTGTTTAGAAGAGACGGAGAAACAGTTACTCAAATACATCAATCATGGTTAGATGGCTGGGATTACTCTGATCAAATAGAATATTTAAATGAAGCCGCTACAAACTTTGGGATTACAAAAGGATACATTGATAATACACGGGGTGAGTTAGAAGATAGGGGTTTAAATAGAGTATGGTATCCATTAGTATTTACTTTAAAATCTAAAAATAATATGGCACATATATTTGAAGAATATGTACACTCAGGTAATCTAAAACTTATACGTGATCATAGACAACGTGAACAAATCCTCTCAGTTAATAACGAATTAAAAGCTCCAGAAACTCCTATGGGACATGGAGACGCTTTTTTTTCTATAGGAATGGCACTACAAGCAGCATATGAAACAGGTATTTTTAACATACAAGCTGTAGGTGATTTGCAGGAATTTGTACATGGTGTAGAACCATCGTTAAAACATCAGAATATGGACAAAAATAAACCCGAAAAGTTAATTGATTTTGATAAAAAGGTGTATAATGATAATAGCAAAAACTTAAAAGCTCCCAATCCAGATTGTACAGAGGATGTCTGTGGTCCTTCATTATGGGTACCTGCTAGGGGTTTGTGTCTTTACTGTAATTATAAAAAATCGTAGAAACCATAGGAGGTTTATTTTGGTCACGTTAACACAACAAGCAGAGACAGTAGCGTCAAAAAGATATTATTTAAAAGATGCATCAGGCTCGCCTGAAGAAAATGCAAATACACTATTAGAAAGAGTAGCAAAAGCTATTGCATCTGCTGAAAAATTATATGGTAAATCAGATGCTGATATAGAGTTAACTAGTAAAGAGTTTCATGACATGATGACATCATTAGATTTTATACCTAACTCTCCAACACTTATGAATGCTGGAACTGAACAAGGTACATTGTCTGCTTGTTTCGTACTACCTCTTGAAGATAGCATGGAAGATATAATGAAAGCTGCCCACGACATCGCTATGGTGCAAAAGTTTGGTGGGGGCACAGGGTTTGCTCTAAGTAAATTACGACCGAAAGGTGATAGGATAAAAACTACGCATGGTATTGCATGTGGTCCAATACAAGTATTACAAACACTATCAAGAGTATCATCTATGATTACTCAAGGTGGTAAAAGAGATGGGGCTAATATGGCAGTGATGTCAGTATACCATCCAGATATACTAGAATTTATAGACTGCAAAAAAGTAGAGGGGGACATACACAACTTTAATATATCTGTTGGTGTAGACTCTAATTTTATGCAAGCAGTAGAAGCTAACCTTAATTACCATTTGATTAATCCAAAGAGTAAAGAAATAGTCGGTGAATTAAATGCACGGGAAGTATTTGACAAGATGGTATATGGTGCTTGGAGAAACGGTGAGCCGGGTATGATCTTTTTAGATGAAGTAAATAAAGACAATCATGTAATATCAGAGTATGGTGAAATGGTTGCGACCAATCCGTGTGGAGAACAACCACTATTAGGAAATGAATCTTGTAATTTAGGATCTATTAACTTAGCTAACTTCGTACATACTAAAGAAGTAAAACCATATATTAAATGGGATGAACTAAGAAATACTATTACAACAGCCACAAGATTTTTAGATAATGTAATTGATGCTAATAAATACGCAACTCCAGAAATAGAAAAAATGACTAAAGCTACAAGAAAAATAGGTTTAGGTATTATGGGATTTGCGGACATGCTTACACAACTTAGAGTTTCTTATGGTTCTACAGAAGGTAGAAAGATAGGATCTGACATAATGAGGTTTTTAAAAACTCATGCGGATAAAGCGTCTATGGACTTAGCAGAAGAAAGAGGTACTTTCCCTGCATGGGATAACAGTGATTATGGTGAGGATGAAAAATATAGGAATGCTTGTAGACTTACTGTAGCTCCTACAGGAACTATATCTATGTTTGCTGACGCATCTAGTGGGGTAGAACCATTGTTTTCACTAGCATATAGAAAGATGAATATATTAGAAGGTGAAACACTCTATTATGTAAATAAATATTTTGAACAAGATGCTAAAGAAATGGGGTTTTATTCAGGAGAACTTATGGAATATCTATCTGAGGGTGGATCTCTTAAAGATAGAACTGAAGTACCCGATGAAATAAAAGAAATATATACAACAGCACCTGAAATATCACCTGAAGCACATGTAGGAATGCAAGCAGCTTTCCAAGAACATTGTGACTCTGGTATATCTAAGACGATAAATTTCGCAAATGATGCTACAATAGAAGATGTGTATACAACTTATATGCTAGCTTGGAAAACTAAATGTAAAGGAATTACAGTATACCGAGCTGGTAGCAGGGATAAAGAAGTATTAGTAACTGCCCATAAAACTGAAGAAAAAAAAGCATTAGAAACACAACTTAGTTTTTTTGATGATACAGAAGTTCTTCAAGAAGATTATGATTGCTGTGATTCAGCTAAAGTAGTTATGGAATCAGGATGTGAAACATGTAAAACATGTGGGTGGAGTGCTTGTCATATAGCATAAATTCACAGTTTTAGTAAAAAATAGTATAATAATAGTAGGAGAAAAGATATGCCTATAGGTAATATGTTAAGAGACAGACAAGAACAGTATGTCGCACAAAAAGATAATGCTGGAACTTGGAGAGTTCTCGACACTTGGCACAATGATTTAACTAAATTAGATCCACAAGATGAAATAGATGACGCGAGTGATGCAGTAACTATTTTATCGGAAGGTGGGTTTCTAGCTTTAGTTAGAGAAGCGACAAGATTAGGGGTGCTACAAAACGCAGCTTTGATGGAGAACGATGCTTTAGCGGATCAAGTGGCTGAATTAAAAGAAGAGAACGATAAACTAAAAATACAAATTGAAACTACTCCTGCTACTACAGTTACACATGAGGAAAAAGCAGGGTTAAAACAACATGCAATAAACACAATAGCGAAAATAGTAGCTATAGATAGTGTTGAAGTAACTAAGGAATAAGTATGAAATTAGGAGATTATCTTCCAGAAGTTCCTGAAATGGCTAAAACAATGGGGCAATTAGGGTCTCAGATAGACATGTTTGGCGATATGATGGAGTTAAGCAAAGCTGCTGGAGACACAGGTACTGGACCGACATTTGGTGTTGACTACATAGTAAACACATATGTACGAAATCAACTTGCATATAGAAAACAACTTATCCAAGATTTACAAACTGTGGCGTATACTTGTGAGGAATTAAGAGCCCCTATAATGCATATTACTGGGGAAGTATTTAGGCGGGGTATATCGTTTGAACCCACTAAAGAAGATCCTGATGAAAGTCAATTAGACAGACTTAAAAGCTTTTTAGATGATTGTAATGTATTTGATCAAGGACTTGAAGAAGTTTTACGACAGTTTCACTGGGATTTAAATACAGTTGATGACGCTTTCTTATACTTTGCAAAAGAATATTATGATAATGGTGATGGAAAATTAACTTCTAGAGTGACTGAAATTAGGAGAATTAATCCCGCACTTATAGAATTTGACTTAGATGAAACAGGATTACCAAAAAACTCACACTTTTTCTGCCCTATACATAGGGAACAAATAAAAGAATCTCCAGAACAATGTCCTGAAGAAGACTGTAAGCAACAAATGCAACCTGCTATGTATAGATATTTATATAGAACAGAAGTACATTACTTTTTAGATAGTGAGATTGTACACCTATCTAAATTTAATCCGACTGAGACTTATGGTTGGTCGCCTATTTTAACAATATTTGAAAAAGCTCTAACCTTAATTGGTATGGATAGAAACTTATATAGGTATTTCTTTGAAAGAAAAATGCCCGCATCTATGGTTATGGTAACTACAGATGATCCTGAGAGTTTAAAAAGGGAGCGTGAATCGCTTGCTGCAAAAACAAGACAAGATCCTAACTACATACCAATGATCGCTGTATCATCTAGAACAAATAGAGGTAGAGTAGATATGGTAAGACTATTCCACACACTACAAGAGATGGATTATTTACCTGTAAGAGCTGAAATTAGAGAAAGAGTTTCTGCTTTATGGGGTGTGTCCCCAGTATTCCAAGGAGCACCTGATTCATTTGGTGGATTAACACAACAGACTACACAATTAACTGTGATGAGTAGAGTTGTTGAAAGAGATCAACGTCAAATTATGGAGAAAATATTCAGGGCTATTATAGATAACTTCGGTATTTCAGATTACAAAATGATATTACCTAACCCCGAAGAAAAAGCAGAAGCTACAAGAATAGCACAATCACAACAAAGAGCTGCAATTGCACAGCAAATGTTAAACATGGGATTTGATGTCGCTCTAAATGGTAATAAAGCAAAGATTGATGAGCTTGACTTCGTAGTGACTGGGCAAGCTGTACCAGTAGCGAAAATACAAGGTGAGCAACAAGCACTAGCTTTAGAGCAAGCTGAACAACAAGCAGCTCAACAAAAAGTTATGATGGAAGCACAAGCTGCTCAAGCAACTATGGGTGGTAATGAACAACAATCTGAACAACAATCTGAACAACAATCTGAACAAGGACAGGAAAAGGATGAACAACCTGAACAAGAACGGGACGAAGGTTCGCAAGAAGAACCTGTTGTGGTAGAAAAATCTGTACCAGATACTCCCAGAGGATTCGAGAATTTAAAAACTTCTAAATTTAAAAATCCTGATTTAAGCAAAGGTGTAAGAACATCTACATGGATAGATAGTTTAGCCGAGCAAGGGTATGCTTATCCCATTATTAAACAAGTATCAGCAGATGGAAGCAAGATATGGTTCTCTAATGCTGGTGAGGACTATACAGGACACTTAGGCGGGTCTGGGATAAATAGTATAGAAAAGGCATACTTTGGAAACCCAGTGTTCTCTGAAGCAGGGGGTAAGAAATATATGGGAGATCAATATCAATATGAAACTGGTGACGGAAGTTCTAAACCAAAAGCTGTAAACGTAGAAGATTACGATGAGGACGATGAATAATGGCTAGAAAAAATTTTATGCCAAAGGATGGCAAGTATAAATCTTTACCAAAATCAGCTAAACCAAGAACACCTAATGAACCTGATGAGTATGAAGATCATTCATATAACCATAGAGAAATAAAACCTGATGGAACTACCATTTATTATTATGACAATGGGGTAAAAGCCATACATCATCCTAAAAATACTGGATCTAATTATCATAGAAAAGCAGCTCAACACCATAAAAATCAAGCTAGTAATTCTGTAGACACAGAAAAAACACAGGCAGCTCTATCCCATTTAAAAGCTAGGGTAGGGCATATTTTAGCCATGAAAAAAAAGAAGAAGAAATCTAGCGTAGAAAAATTATATAAAGATTTTGGAGGAGCGGACTCAGGAGCGGGAGATATAGTCGCTGTTGCATCTGACCCCGGAATATTTACTGATACATATGGTGGTAAAGACTCTAAAAAGAAAAATAAAAATAGTAAAAAAGAGATTGAAGAGAATAAAAAAAGAAAAAAGAAAGCTAGTGGTCCAGATAAATTAGACAAGTGGTTAGAAGATACTGAACAAAAAACTTTAGACTTAGTACCACTTACTAAAACAAAATATCATTTAGGAAGAACGGGGGGACTTACTCCTGATGCATCTATTAAAACTCCTGACGAAGAGAGAGATATGGAAGAATTTATGGAAGCTAGAACTAAAAATGCTGAAAATAGAGCCTTTGGAATAAAAGAAGCTAAGGATGGTACATTAAAAGTTGATCAAAGTATTAACCTATCTAAATTTAGTACTCATATCGTTAAGATGTTAAATGATGTTAGAATACAACTTAACAAAGAAGATGATGAAGTTGTAACACAAGAAATGTATGAGGCAGACATGCTAGAACAAGCAGAAAGTTTAAATAGATTTATAGATGCTTCACGTGAGTTCAATAAAGATTTTAAAGCAAACCCATCTAAGTACGGAGTCAAAGTAGTACCAAAAATGGAAAAGATGGAGACTGATTGGTCGAAAACCAAAAAAGATGCTAAAATAGTAAATATGCCCTTTCTAGGCATGTATAAAAAAGAGATAGAGGGTAGGAGAGAAAACCCACCACCACAAGTAGAGAAACAGTATGGGACTCCAAGAAGTCCTAGACCTGATAAAAATGGATATAGGAATCCGCCAAATAGGAGAATACCTGATCCAGAAAGTTAATAAATTAAGTAGGAGCAAAGACAATGACAACATTCGTCATACCAGAAGAAGCAAAAGAAGAGATAGTAAAGAGAAAAATGGCAGGAGCGACATGGAGTGCTTTAGCAAGATGGGTAGAAGATAGATGGGGTATAACAATACACAGGACCACATTACAGAAGTGGTACGATAGAGAAGTAGAGTTACTTGATGAAGAGCGATCAGAAGACATGGAAGATATGGAAACAGACTTCACACCTGAAGCACATATCAAAATGGCTAGAAAAATTGAAACCTATAAAGGTGAATCTAGATATTGGAAGAAAGTTGCAGAAGCAGCTATCAAAAAAGAAGCTAAAGAAGACTTACTAATAGATGCTATTAAAAAATTCACTCCTTCATATAAAGAAGTAAAAAAGTATAAACATCGAAAACCCACAGGTAAAATAAAAGGCAGTAGCGTACAGTCTATGATTGCACCTCTTACAGATACACATATTGGAGACAATGTTGAATTAGAAGAAATGATGGGGTTGAATGAATATAACATTGATATATTTAATAAAAGACTATATGGATGGGCAAACCAAGTTATTACACTAGCAGAACTCAGACGTAATTCCGCAGAGGTTGGAGAGCTTATAGTTCCAATGTTAGGGGATATGATTAGTGGAGACATTCATGAAGAGTTAGCTAGAACTAATAATGATCACTGTATGGGACAAATGATAAGAGGGGCTAACCTTATATCACAAGCACTAATGTTTATAGCCCCACACTTTGATAAAGTACGAGTTCCATGTGTTGTGGGTAATCATGGTCGAATGACTAGGAAACCACCTATGAAGAATAAGTATATGGATTGGGATTACATGTTGTATCAATGGGTATCTGTGTTCTGTCAAAACCAAAAGAACATAGAGTTCCACATACCAAAAACATTCATGACTACAATTAATGTGTGTAATAGAAATATCTTATTAGCTCATGGAGATTTTATTAATGGTGGTGGTAGTGGCACTTCAATCAATAGAGGTGTAAGCAATATGCGAAATGTTCTTTCATTCCGAAAGGGTCTAAAAGAAGAAATTAATAACATACAGGATAACAG